GGCAAGCGCGCCCGGCGACAACAGCGGCGCGGTGATGCCGGTATCTGTGACTTTGCGCAGCGCATCCTTTGCGGTGATGCTCACGCCGTCGCGGCCTGCATCGATCTTTTCGATGAGGTATTCGCGCTTAATCATTTCGGCCAGCGTATCGCCAAGGTTGCCCTCGTAGATGCGCAGGATGTAGCCGACGTGAAACGGATTGCGCGAAAGCCATTTTGACCAAAAGGAGCCTTGCGTTGCCGGGTCATAGCTGCGGTCCGCCACGTAGGGGTCGGTCTCTACATCGTTGCTCGGGCTGTCCTTCAGCTTCACGCTGCATACCGCGCGCAGTCCAAGCGGGCCTTTGTTGCGCGACCCGCTGGCGACGTTAAGCACGGTCGGCGCGGTCTGATACCCCATCAGCGTCGGTATAGCCGTCGCAGGCTGGAACGCGCCCGCCTCAGTGCGCCACTCGTAAGACCCCATCGGCACGAACCGCAGCGCAAGCGACGCCGTAAGGTTTAGCGCCGAGCGAAACTTACACGTTGCGTCAGTGTTCCAGCACTTCTCGCCTGTGGCATTGCACGGAGACGTGCCGAACACGCGGCTGCAAAGCGGCTGCACAATCTCGATGACCTGGATGGGCTGCGTTGCGAATGCCATCAGAACACGCCCGTGACCGCAAGCGAAACGCTCACGTAATCGTTGACTCCCATGGTCTCCGGGGCGACGTCGCTGTCAGTCCAGCACCACGCCACATCATCCGAGAACCGCGCGGGGTTGCCTATGATCCCAAACGGATATAGCGGCAATGTCTTGGCGAACGGTTCGAAATAGGTGCGATACCAGTCGATGCGCAGGTGCTCCCACGAGTAAGAGCCTGTCACCGCTTGGCGCATAAGCTGCCGCCCCAGCCATTGACCGGTCTCGCTGAATTGCTGTTTAGCCTGCGTGACGCGGTTGATAGATGTTGGCGTGTGCCCCGCGTAAAATGCCTGCGTCAGTTGCAGCGCCACGCCCGCGCGGATAATGCCGACGGTGACGTCATCGCCCTCATCGACCGAAATGCGAAGACGTCGCGTCGAAATCGCGTTGCCCGATCCGTCGGAGATCATGGCGGCAATCGTGCCGTTGTCCGCTGGCGAGATTGTCGCGTGATCCGTAAAACCCGCCGCAAGGTCAGGGCTTGTGGCGATCACAACCGCCTTACCGCTGAGGGAATGCGCCGCGATAAACACCGTGTCGATGTTCGCCGCCGCGCCAAGCGTCAACAACCAGGACACTGCGCCAGTGCCGGGAGCCCACCGCTGAAAAGTGTAGTCGTTGGCCGCAAGCTCCGGCGTCGCTCCGCTGCCCGTGACCGCGCCGGTGACGGTGCTGTATAGAATGCGCGCGTTGTTCAGAGGCTCGTTGCTGCCGAGGGTGTAGCCCGTGGTTGAGAGCGTCATGCGATGATCCCTCGGATTGTCCCGCCGTTGCGCTGGGCGTTGTTAAGCTGCTCCACCATCTGGCGCGCGAACGATTCGCCGAAGCCCATAGAATCGTTTTGGATGTTGAAGCTGAAGGTTTGCGTGCGGTCCGGCTCCTTGGCCGCAGCCGCAGCGCCAGCCGCTGCTCCCGCGCCACCGCCTGCCGACGCGCCGCCTCCGCCGGGCCTTGCCGACATGATGCTTTTGACGTTGGCAAAGCCGGTTGCGATAATCCCCGCCGCGATGGCGTAGGAGTATGGAGCCGGGTGCTCGGCAAGCGCTCTCGTCGCGCCTGCGAATGTGTCCGCGATTGCCATGGCGACGCGAACGGCTTTGCTCTCGCCAAACAGCGCCATTAGGCCGGTCTTAACCGATGCCATTGCAGCGTTTTGCGATTGCTGGGTTTGCTGATTCTTTCGATCCTCAATCGCCGCAACGCGGCTAGCGTGTTCTTGCTCAAGGCGTTGAAGCTCGGTCTTGTGCTCAGCGGTTGTCAGGAACTCGGCTGCCAGCGCTTCGGCAAGCGTTTGCTGGCCTTGAGCATACCATTCCGCCGTTGCCTCTGATTCGGTCTGCCAGCCCGCGCGCAAAGCCTCAAGGCGCATCGCCATTCTCTCGGCGATCTGCTCCGGCGTTTCTGCGCCCATGCCCGCGCCACCCACGCCACCAGCACCAGCGCCGCCCATTCCCGGAAGCTCAGGAACAGTCGCGCCGGGCAACGCAGCCGCAGCTGCATCAGCCGCATCAGCCGCAGCCATTGCCTCGCGCAGCGCTATCAGGCTCTCAAGAGGCGCTGTTGCAGCGTCAACCGATGCCGCGACGGCCTCGCCCATGCGGACGGCGCGAGCCTCGAACGCACTGATGGTCGCCCCAAGCCCGATGACGCCCTCGCCTGCCGACATTGCCGATTCTGCAAGGCTATCGCCCAAGCTGCCAAGCCCCGGAACGCTGGAAACTCGCGCGGCGAGATCGCTGAGAAAGATTGACCACTTTGCTTGAATGCTTTCCAGCATCTTCATAAAGGCAATTTCGACCTTTACGAACGCAAGGCCAAGCACGTCGATCAGCGTAGACCCTCCCGCCTTGATCCGACCCCATACCTCAGACGCCACATCCGCCAAGATGCCGAGCGCTGCGCCGAAGCTGCCCGCGCCCTTGACTAGCCGCATCATCTGAATTGCAAGCTCGCCCGCGATGAGAATAACCGCGCCGATGCCAGTCGCCATTATAGCGCCTCGCAGCGTTACGGCGGCGGCGGCTGCCGCGATCATCGACCCCGCAGCGACGACAAGCGCGGGGATGTAGCTTAGGAGAAGTACGCCAGCCGCAGCGCCAGCGTAGACCGCCACCCTGTCAAGATTGTCGATGACGGGCTGCATCGACTCAGCCATAGCTGTTAGCGCAGGCGCAACCGTAAGGCCTATAAAGTCAGCCGTGGCCCTCACGAATGCGGACATGGCCTCCACGATGCCGGTATCAACAAGCGCCACGCCAAGCGCCGTGAACGCCGTGCCAAGCTGAGCGGTTGACGCTCTAAGCTCGCGCCCGCTTGCAACAGTGCTGTCGGTGATTAGGCCATACTTTGCCGCCTGCTCACCAATTTCCGCAAAAGCCTTGCCGCCGTTTTGCAAAAGCGGAATAAGCAACGATGAATCCGAGGCGATGGCCTCAAGGTAAAACACCATTTCCTTTTGAGAAGCGCCCGCTTTTTCCAGCGACGAAACGTAAAGCTGCAACGCCTGAGGGCCCGAAAGCTTGGCAAATTGATCTGCGGTTACGCCAACTTTAGGCGCGATCTTTTCGAAGAAATCCTTTAGCTCACCGCCGCCGGTGGCCATAAAGTCACCGATCTTGTCGTTTGTATCGCGAAAAATGTCCGAAAGCTTTGCGTTTTCAATGCCGAGCGACCGAGCGCCAGCGGCGGCACGCTGAAATTCGCTTAGGCTTGCGCCCGCCGCGTTGGCGAGGTCTTGCATCTCAACGGCTGCTCGCGCGCTTTGAACCGCAAACGCGCCAACCGTAGCGGCGAACGCAGAAACAGCCGCGCCCGCCGCCCGTAGGCTTGAGTTCAAAGGGGCTATGTTTGCCCCAATGTTTACTAGGATGTCAGGAATCCCAACCATCTAAGCCCGCCCTTATCTCTTCAATCGCGCCTCGGGTCAGCTTGCCCGCGTAGTCACCCTCTTGGCGTGGCCGCTTCCATTCGTATTCGCAAAGCCACTCCGAAAAGGTCATGCTCCAAAACTGATCCGGGGCAATTCCCCATTCGCGTGCTATGAGGTACATCGCATCCCAGTTTATGCCCTCGGTCGGCGCGCCTTCGCCGCCGCTTTCGGCGTCGCCTTCACCGCCGGGGCCTCGGGATTTTTTGCGTCTGCCGCGCTCGGACTAACAGCCTCGCCAAGCGCCTTGACGTAGCTTTCCATGTGCGCTCGGTTGATTATCATCGCGCAATACACGTCGTCCTCATCGCACGCCGCGCCGCCCGCTTTGAGCAATTCAGCAGCGACGAACGCAAGGCCACTCATGTTCGGCGCTGAGGTGGAGAACGAGTGCAAAACCATCATCGGCGACACGCCCTGCGCCTCGATGCGCCGGAGCAACTTGTTGGACGGCGTGACAATAATATCAACGCCGCCCCACTCCATCACGATCTCACGAAAAACGCCACCCATCAGGCTGCCGCAGTAAAGGTGAACGGGCCGCTTGACTGGAACGATGCGGAGAACGTGGTTTCGCCGTCGTGCGCTCCTCCGACTTCAAACGAGGTGATGAAGAAATTTGCCACGAGCATCGCACCGCTGGCAAAGTCGATCACGTATTCGTCCAGAACCGCCGCCGCGTTGCCCGTGGCCGCAGTAAGCAACGTGTCGCCGACCATGACGCCCTCAACGCTGAGATCGATGGTTCGAACTCCAAAGTCTGCCAATAGCGTGCGGACGCCCGCGCTATCTTTGCTCGTAATGTCAATCGGCTCGTTCCCGACGGTGAACGTATCCACCCGCGCGCCAGCGATGACAACAGCCGCGGAGGCGTCGCCCAACGAAATTCTGACGCCCGTGCGCCCGCTTGAAGCTGCCATTTTGGCCTCCTATGGGATGTGCTGTTGCAATCATACCACAGGTGTTACGGTAATGCCACAAGCCGAAACGTCATGAGCGCGCGGCGCGTAATGCCATCAGGGTCGCGCGAAAAGGCCATGCCCTCGCAGTCCAGCCGAACGAAGCCGGGCAGTGTCGCCACAATGTCGGCGCGGTCAAGCGCGGTGAAACATGCCTGCGCCACGGCCTCGCACTCACCCGTCTGCAAGCGCGACCATACGTCAACCTGGATGAGCGCCGACGTGCCGACCGCGTCCTTAGTGCTGAACCCCGGATCACTAACTTGCAGACACGTTACGTAAGGGAAGCCCGCGTCGCTTGACGGGTCCGACACCTGGGGCGCTTGCTCCCAAAATATCGCGGTCACGCCGTAGGCCGTCGATAGCTGCGACGTGACGCCGGTGACGTTCAGCAGGTTATAAAACGCGGTGCGAACTGCAAAGGGGATCATTCTGCGGCCCTCCTCATGGCTTCGCGTATCGCGTCCTCAAACGGCCCGCGCTCTGCATCGGTCGCGGGTCGCCAAGATGGGCGCGGCTGCAAGCCCTGACGCCCAAACTCCAATTCATAGGCGTAGTAAAGGCGGCTGCCGATTTGCGCGGTATCAGGCGACGGTCGAGAATAGTAGATTGACGAGGCAAGCGTGCCGGTGTCGTTTGCCGGGGCCTCGCCCGCTGCCGACGATTGATGCGTGCGGCTAAGGTTCTGACCTGGCGCGCGGGTATACACGCGCCCGGTCTTAGGCCCTTGGAGAATGGCGCGCTTAACCCTCGCATTGACCTTGAGCGCGGTCTTTGTGATTTCGCGGCGCACGTTTGCACGCAGCTTGCGCTCGTATTCGCCAAGCCACCGCTCAAGATCATCAACCCCGCTCACGCTCACGTCGCCACCCCCGCGTCCGCGTCAATCTCTAGCCACTGGTTCCGAAACTCGACGTTATCAATCCGCGTGATGTTGTGCGCGCGCGTGCGGATTAGCACCCTGTCGCCCTCGCGCAGCGCAGCGCTATACCGCACAACAACGCGAAGCCTCGCCACAGCGTCGGTGCGGTCGCCGGTGCGCTCCTCACGCCCGGACATGCCTCGCACGTGCGCGCGAGTGGGTGCGCCTGAGACGGTTGCCCACGCCTTGGTGAACGTCCCAGCCACGCCA